CGGCGGCCACTTTTAATCTTGCAATTTTGCCTTCGACGGTATCGGCTTCGGCCGCGGCAAATCCGGCAAAATTACGGCGAAGCTCACCAAAAATTTTGTTAAAGTCTTTTGTCGCGAGAGTCTCTTTATCAAGTCCAACACCTAATTTTTGCAACGATACAAAATTGCCATCGACCGCTTTGGAGACCGCATTTGCAACGCTTCCCAAATCTTTTTGTGTTGCTTTTGCGATATTGACCGAGATGTCAAGAAGATCAAAAGCCGTCGTGACTTCACCCGTACTTCTCACAATCCGAGATAAGGCCGGCCTAAGCTGGTCATCCGACACGCCCGTCAAGCGTTGCATCTTGTCGATTTGGCTTTCGGCCGCGGTCACTACCGCTTCGGATGCACCGGCAGAATTTTTAAGTGAGAGCGAAAGAATCCTTTGTGCTTTTTCATCGGCGAGCGCATTCTTGACCGAGACTTGCGCGAACTTAATCGATGCCGCCGAAAGAGCCGCGTATGCCGCAATTCCGGTCTTGGAGATTGCACCAAGCACACCGCCAAATTTTTCGGTGGATTTTGTCGCGCTCTTGATTCCCTTGTCATTTAATTTGGTAATAAATTGGACTACGACATCGCGAGTCAAAGCCATTTAATCACCGCGCCTTACAAAGGCAAAAAGTTTTTTGTCAAGCACATCTTGAATTTCATCTTGCACTTTGTCTCCGTGAATCCGTGCGGCCTTGTAGATTAAGCGTGGTCGATGACCGTGATCACCCTTTTTGGTAATTCCACGCCGAAAATCATTGGGCGCATTTGGATTTCTTGATTTCATATCTGCACCTTTGCGAGGTGTATCGGGCTCGGCTAATTCATAAATAATTCCGGGCACCGATTTATTGCTTAAAGCAATTGCATTGACTTTATTCAAGCCGCCGCCGGGAGCTCTTTCTTGGCTTGATTTGGATGTCGAAATTTTGATGCCTTTGCGCATCTTTGCCGAATCCCATACCCATCGCACATTTGAAGCACGACCACGATGCTCTTTATCATCGACCCATCGCGAGCTTGTATAAGTAGGCTCAACCGTTCGCCAACCACTCAAGGCAGGATCACCCGGTACAAAGCCGCGTGCGGTGCGTTGCACCGGTCGGATGACACGCTTTAGAGATTTGAGAAAATCCTTTTGAAGATCCGGGCTCAAAGTTTTAAGGTCTTTCAATAGTTGCTTGTAATCTGGCACAAAGATCGCCTTGTCTGCCACTATCTTCTCCTAACTCTTGGAGCCTTTTTCACTTGCATACGCTCTCGCAATATATTTTTTATTGAAGAATATATCGCCGGATCACATTCAAGAAGTGCATTTGGTGCGATGCCGGTCAAGACCGCCACGGTCGCTATTTCGTAGAGCTCTCCGTGACGGTCAATCCATTTTTTGCGTTCGCATCAAAATTCACATCCTCGATTGTCTCAAGCCACTTATCAAAATCCAATGGAGTCTCACCTTTGGCTTTTGCTAAGAAGTGAGCAACCCAATACAGATCACTCTCTCTTTGCTCCTCGGCAATACGCTTGACAAATCCACATTGAAAGTTTGACTCAAATGCCGCTTTTGATGCGGCCGAGATGTCATACTTTTTTGCGGAGCCGTCAAGATAGATCACTTCAACTTGCCACATATAGATCCCTTCCTTCTTTTTTGTTTTAAGCTGAGGTGCTCTTAGTCAAGGCGGTCACCGGAAAAGTCACCGATGCCGTGCTTGGAGAATCCGGCGTGGCCTGAATTGGTTGCCATGATCCAATGTAGCAAGACATGGTGTAAGACGGATTTGTCGCGGTGACCGTGCCGGTGACCGGGATCAATTTAATATTTAATTTTGTGCCGAGTGCATCCTCAAAAAGTGAGTTCACACTTGCGGCCGCGAAATCATTGAAAAGCTCTAAAGACAAAGAACTTGCCTCAAGGCCGCCAATGTAATTTCTTGAAGTGTTGGTCATGCTTGTAATTTCAACGGCTTCAACCTCTCGATTAAGTGTCACCGATGAGACAAAAGTAGAAATCGTGGTCGTGCCAACTATGACGGCGACCTGATTTCCCATGAATATGGCCATATTTTTCCTTTCGTTAGCCGATCACTTCAACTTGATATCGATATGCGAGCATATCGGCTCCAGCATTTGTGATCGTTCCTGCGGTCGCGGTCGTGACTCGCAAGGTTGAACATGCTCCGCCTAGTGTTTTGTCTGCTTCGATCGCGGCTTTTATCGAAGAAGAACCCGATCCGGCCAAATACCCATCGAGCTTGTTTTGCCCTGCTCGCTCACTCATCCGGCCGACGATGAGCAAGATTTCAATTTCGGCCGTGTCTAATCCACGCGCCATTGAAGTATCAAAAACCAAATCCAATTGTCCTACTACGGCCGCCGGCAATGGCACCGAATCCGGGATGATGTCAAAGCATCGAAGGCCGGTGATCGTGGTCAAATTTGTTTTGAGACCATTGCGCACATTTGAAGGCACCATGCTCATGCCAAGGTCTCCCTCTTGTAAGCCCTGACCATGGCGGTGATATCTCGACCCAATGGGCTCATTCTTATTGCACCAAGATCACCAAGGCCAAGCACACCGCCGGGAGAGTCTTTGCGCTTGTAAAGATCGGCGGTCAAGATAAGACAAGCTGTTTCAATGTCATCGGGTACGGCCGGCCATCCCCATTTGGCGGTCACTTCAATGCCGGGTCTTAGGCCATTTGAAAAGAGACCGGGAAAGATTGGGAAAGTGTTGATATTGGAGACAATTGTGATTTGTGTAAAAGGTCGATTTAAGGATGGCGCGGTTAGCGGATCCATCACATAATCGGAGTCTAAAGTGAATGTGGTCTCAAATACCCCATCACCATCTTCATCAACTTTGACAATCAATCCGGTCGTGCCGGAGATGTCATCGGTGAAAAGAAATACCGGAGAAGATGCGCGATATTTTCTTGCGCTCGCCGCGGCATCAATATAGAAGCGACGATTGGCAATGCGATCAATGGATCGTGAAGCTGATTCGATTAAAGATTCTAAAAGAGTGTCATCTACTGAGTCAATGATTGACAGAAATGTTTTTGCTTGTGCAAGTGTTGCGTATCCGTTAGTTATGGCCATGATCAATCCTTTCGTGTATCAAATCAAAAAGGGGCTCAATTTGCATTTGATAATTTTTTTGGGTTGCGCATGTGTCGATGCGTGTGATGCTCCGTATCACATTCAACTTCATCATCGCCTCGCAATTCAAAAAGATTGATCATGGGTTCATGCGATGAGAGCTCATCCGGAAGGGTGACAAGCTCTCATCAATCAAGTGAGCTTAGAAGCTCGGTGTCGCCAATCCGGTGCCATTGATTGCGGCAATTGCGCCCGGGTAACGAAGTGAGGTAAATGCGGAATATCCAAAGAGCACGATATTGATGGCAACTTTGCCAGCCGGCTCCTCGAACTTCACATAGGTTGGAGCTTCTTCCCATAGGTGACACTCATTCAAATCAACGACATAAATCGCATCTTGATTTGTGCTCGTTCCGAGATTTGTGGCCACATTCGCATCGGTGATGATTGGCAAGCCAAGAAGTGAATATCCTGAATTTCCGTAAGACGGTAATCCGGTACCCACACCCATTGCATTTTGTGGATTGTTAGCGGTTGGAACTACGAGTGGGCGATTGCTTCCATCAAGGCCGGCCAAGAAGAATCCAAGACGACGAGGATGCATGATAATCGCATTTGGTGATGCGTAAATTGTTGATTGAACTTGTTGAATTGCATCGGCAATCTTAGGGAACACGCCGGCCACGGTGCCCGTGGTTGCGGTGTAAGTTACCAAAATGCCGGTGGTCATTCCTGCAAGTCCTAATGGTTGGCCATTTGAGCCGGTGCCATTAAGAAGTGAATTATCGAGCTTTGTATTGTAGGCGCGAATCAAGTCACCCAATACGATGTTTTCAATGTTATATCCGCGCATCAAAGCTTGCTTGGATACTGAGTTTTGACCGGCGATTGTGTTGATGTTCACGGTTAAGGTCGTGTCATCGGGATCTTGTGAGACGGCGGCGGTGTTTTGTGAAGTTTGATAAGCAACATCCGTGCCGGTCGTGATGCGAGATATGACCACACTCATGCCCTGTTGCGGCATTACATGCTTGCGTGCGGCATCGGCAAAAGGTCGGCCGGCGCGTGCAAGCGGTGCATATAGATCCACAAGGTATTGCGGTACGACAAGGCCATCAAATGATGATGTTGAAGCCGCACGCATCTCAACTGACATTTCATTTTGATGGCGTTGAATGCGCTCGCGTGCTTCGTAATCGTTACCAAATTGAGCCTTCATTGCATCATTTAAGAAATTGCCGGCGGTGCGCTCGGAATATGTCAATTCTTCTTTAATGACATAAGCTGGAGAAGCTGATCTTTTTTCGCTCTTTGGCGCGGATGCATCTACCTTTGCGGCTAGATCGGCGGCCTTAGAATTGCGCAATTCGATGTCAGAAATTTGTTCGATTCTTTCATCAAGTTTTTTGATTTCGGTATTTAATGCTTCGACATTGACAAGCTCGACCTCGGTAAGATCGCGCACTTCTTCGGCGGCGCGTTCTACGATTGACTCGATCATCGATGTCTTGCTCTCACGCTTTTCACGCAATGAGTCAAGAAATGCATTTGACATATTGATCTCCTATTTTTTCGATGGGTGTTGGATAGCGAAAAGGTGTCGATCGCCATCCGAAGCGAGGTGTCGCATTTGCGAGGTGTCGCATCTAGGGTCGAGGTGTTTTACGACTCGCCTAGATTATATCGCACACTTTTGATTTTTTCTAAAATGTCGAGTGCTTTTTTTTTGCGTGTTTCGATCATCACCCATGCATTGCAATAGTAATTTGCAACGACTTGATCATCCCATTTTGTGCAATAGTCATTTTCAAAGAAAATGCAATTGCCGCAATTTCTGCCATCGGGTACATCCTCACTCGATGCCGGCCGATAATTTTCGGGCAATGCTCGAGTATTGCGATTTTCTGAGATGTTGATTGCGGTCAATTGATCTTTGGCTTGTCCTTGTGTGCGATGGCATCCCATAAGCTCTTGTGTGCCTTCTTTAACTACGGCAAAGCCGGAGCACTCCGGATGATCGGTCAAAATTAAGTAAGGCATCTAAGCCTTCAATTTTGCCAAAATATCCCGGGCTTGATCCAAGCGCGGTGAATCCACATCCGTCGATTGGCGCATCCCGGTCACCGAAGCAAGATCCCCATATGCTCCAAAAGTGACAAGTGAGACTTCGGCTAAGTGTGCTTTTAATCGCTCGACTACGCCATCGGCACGCTTGCGATTTTTTAATGGCATGAACCCAATTGACAGCTGATCGAGGGCACCGTCGCGCACAAGCTCAAGCACTTCGTCTCCGGCTTTTGTGTTGGAGATTCTAAATTCACCATATAAACCCTTGTCGGTCTCGCGAAGTAAAGTAGCCCGGCCTAGTGGGAAAGCATTTGCATCATGGCCACGGAGTAATTTCACACGGAAAGCGGCTTTGACCACATCGGCAAAAGCACCTTTGCGAAAAACCTCGGTCAATCCCGGAGCAACTCTTTGCTCGACATCATAAGGCACCGCGATGCCGGTAATCGTGCGACCATCACCATCGGCACGATATTCAAGCTCGGCAATAAAGCTCCGATTTTCAACTTTGGAATCATTCGATATTGACATCGGCTTCTCCTTCGGTATCGATTTCATTTATATCCGGTGAATCAATTTCTTCAATATCTTCATCTTCATCAATTGGGTCTCTTTGCTCCATGGCACGCACTTCATCAACGGTCAAGAAGCCATTTTGAATTGCAAGTGCATGAGCTTCATATCGGCTTTTTGTATCGGTGCGAAGTAACGAGTCATAATTAAATTTTGCATTTTGACCGCGCACCAAAAGATCCGAAAGTGCTTCTTCGATTCTTTGTGCGATTGGTTGGATTGACCATCTAACCAATTGTAAATTTTCCTGTTCAACATTTGAATATGTTCTTGACGAGTTAGGACTTCCAAGATAATAGGCCGGAAGCCCGAGGATATTTGCGGCGGTGGTCAAATCATTGACTTGCGATTCAAGCAATTGCGATTCTTGGGCGTTATTGCTTAGCACTTGAAATTCGGTTGATGCGTTCATCACTACCGGCGCACGATTGCGACCGGCATACATCGACATCCAAGAAGATTTCATTGCATCGGCTTCTTCTTGTGTAAGATCCGGATTTGCTGATTTAAGCACGGCGGTGGGAATCACACCGCCATCAAAATATCTTGCGGCATATTCATTGATTGCGATTGATTTTCCAATTGCTTGCTTTTGTGCGCCAAGTATGCCAATGCCTACAACTGAGCCAGGCACCGAGAAATTCTTAATGTGTAAAATTTCGCTTTGATCATAAGTGCGATCGTCAATCTTGTAAATCATTCGACCATTCTCGCGCGATACATGCACGCGATCGGGCGCAACGGGATAAAAATTATCTGGCAAGCCATTGATGCCGGGTTCACCAAGTACGGCAATATAATTTCCGTGAATTAGTAAAGCCGCCGCCATTGCTGAAATTGTTTCCATCCGGGTTTCCGGTGGATTTGGTCGAATTAAGATTTGCGGTGTTGGTGAGACAAGCTTTCCATTGCGATATGAGTGAAGTGGCAAAGCTCCAATTGCATCGGCGATGAGTGTAATGCCGCGCCAAATTGCCGGCACACCTAAAGCGGTCTGTTCATCTACAAATGTGCCAGACCATGAACCTTCATAAAATCTGCCGACTCGACCAAGTGAATCAACAAATCCGGAATTGGTATATACCGTCGAAGGTTGAATTTGTCTTTTAAGTATTTTTCCAAGCATCATTCACTCCGTTCAACGGCGAGACCAAATAGCAAAAGCACGGAGCCCGTGAATAATACCGCACCAATGATTGAAAATGTTGCAATTGCGCCGGCAAGTGTTACACATCCGACGATTTGCAAAATTGTGGCAATGTGATTTTTTTTCAAAATACTCGACTCCT